CCTGACCATGACCCTGACCGTGACCCTGACCCTGACCGTGACCCTGACCATGACCATGACCGTGACCCTGACCGTGACCCTGACCCTGACCCTGACCCTGACCCTGACCGTGACCATGACCATGACCAAAGCGTATTGGGGTTAGCTAAGATTGCTGCGGTCATACAGCTACCTATTTCTGCTTAGTGGGAAGTTCGTGCGTCCAAGGGAAAGCGTCAACAAGAGCGCCTAGGCTTACACAAGCATCACCAACGGGTTCTACTTCGCTTAAAGTACCTTCTTTGAGAGCATTCGAGAAGCGACCGCTGTCTGCGATCCATGAAGCTTCAGAAAGCTCAATCATGCCATCTTTGATAGCTTCGATCTTACCAACCATGTGGTAGGTTACGGTTCTGATAAATACCTTTTTGCCTTCTTCTAGGACTTTACTCATGTGAGCTCCTTAATTAGTTTGTATACATAGTGTAGCAAAATGTAACACCAGGGTCAAGCATGAAACACAAGAAGGAGTATCACAATGAGTATGAGTATGAACCAGATCATTGCTTCTTACCTTTGAGATAGTCGGCGAAGGCGGCAGCTGTTGCGGGATCGGGGGAGGTGTTTAGGGCTTCGCCTTTGGTTGTGATGTCGGTTTCAGTCTTTATGCCGTATCCATGCTTACCAAGCCATTCAGCCCATTTACTATCACCGTCCAACGATTTTTTAATCGCCACTTTAATTATCGCTCCAATGGGAGCACCCTTGTACTCCTGTCCATTGACGTTCTCAGTAACAAATTCTTCATCGTTTACGAGTTCCTGTATCCAAGTGGAGAGATGTTTCGTGCCCTTAGGCTTACCATTGAGGTTACCAGATTGACCTGGTTTAAATTGTGTATCGGGGTTAGGAAATGGCATATAACCCCTTCACCTGATTTTCACCTGATTTTTCCATACCCTATTTATACCACTAAACCTCCCTCCCTACTACTTGTGTTGGGCTCCATAGCACTATGACAACAATCGTTTTAGTAACTCCTGATCCATTGCTAACCCTAGTGGCTCGTTGGCAGTTGGTGTCTGTCTCCAAATCAGTCGTTGCGTGTAACCTAAAGTGCTAAGTAAGTCGGGTCTCATTCGCCATTTAAGCCAGAGAGACCACTCCTGTCAGCACTTTATTGCTGGTTTTCGATTATTACTGTTGACAACCTGTGTTTGGCTTGCTAATCTATAAAAGATTATTAGCCACAGCAAAACTCGCCCAACCGGGCGTTTTTTGTTATCAAGGGCTTTGTGGTTAGGATTATTAGCCACAAAACTTACTTAGATACTACCACAAGCGTAATAATTCTTACAAGCAAAAACCCACCAAGATTGCTCAAAGTGGGTGCTGCACCCCTAGTATAGCAAAAAGCACCCGAAGGTGCTCATTACTGGCGGTTAGTCGTATTGACTTCCCTTATTATACCCTACGCACCGGCACTTTCCAACTAACCACAGTAGTACCCTCAAGCAACAAGAAGAGAGCCGTTAGTAATGCCACAATCCCTAAGAATGTACCTGATACGGCAAACCATCCTAACCAGCCTGCAGCCATTAAGAAAAGTAATAACGCTAGAAGTAATGTAGATAGACTCATATCAATCCTCCGTTTATACCTCTAGTGTACCACCTTGCGTCTACGAGAGTTCCTTCCTCCAATAGTCCCAGCGATGCTCGCAAGATCTGGCCGGCCAGCGAACCCCTTAGGAGTTTTAGTCTTAGCAGTCCCTCCCATACGGCCGATACGGCTATAATGATCGGCACCGTACTTCTTTACTATAGTCTCATATGACCTTCTACCACCCTTAGCCGTGCCGCCCATTATACGTCCTTCCTTTCTTGACTGATGACCCTATACCCCGCGTTTTCAAAAGCTGCAAAGATGGCGGTAACCGCATCATCGGTAGTCATAGCATAACCATATCCTTTGGCTTGCTCCACATATTTAGCTATCTTTTCCCGTAGTTCTTGCTCATTCATCTTTTCAAAAACCTTTCTTTGACTCTATCTCTCAGATTTCTTCCCCTCCAACATAAACGCATCAAACAAAAAGGCACAAATATTTGTATCAATGCTAAACCCTTCACCGATGAGTTTATATAAATCCTCCAACGAGTACACCATCCTCCTGTCATACGTAACAGATAGAAAACTAGAACCAATCTTCTTGGACATCTTTAGCCCATACACTTTCAGATGCTTATTAATAGCTCTTTGTGCCCCTGTCATATCAATCCCTCATTTCTCCAAAAACCTCCCCTTAATACTTTCCAATTCTTCAAACGTCATACTAAACGATACACTCATGTCAGCATGGGCCTCTCCAGAACATTGTTCTTTGATGTACTGTACGAATGTTTCAATTGTTTGCCGTTTTACACCACGTATGAGGCTCTCGTTGGCCGTTTCAGGCTCTTGAACGACTAACTTACCAACTTCGTCGATAAAACCCTTAGAGGGCCTTTCTGGAAGGTTCAGGGTGTCTATGCCGGCGAAAGGGTCATCGTTCATACTTTTTCTCCAAACTTCTGCGTAGCAAATAGTCCACTTTCTTGGTGGTTGACTTGAGATATCCAGGGAGAGGCAAAGCGCGAACCTCATCTAAAAGGTTCGCGGCAATGCGCACGTTCACAACCGTATACTTATGTGCCATTACTACCTAACTGACAAGCTCTCAATCTTGTTAGTAGCAGACGGTCAGACCTTGAATACTGACTGCTCGTCTCTTGCCGATTGTCTTGTCCACGAATGCCGTGAGGCTTGATTCGTCTTTAAAGTGTTTTACTTTTGGTGTACGCATAGTGCTCCTTTGTAGAACGTATGGTGCAGGCGATAATAATGGTGAGTCTATTCCCCATCGCCTATGTCATCTAGAATTCCGGCATATTATCGCCAGCACGACTACGTTCTACCCTTTGATTAGTTTATATCTTTCGTTCAGCGGTCAAGGCGTTGTATAACTTTTACCTTCGTTTGAACTACTTACATCGTAGCAAAGTGCACGCACAATGTCAAGATGCGTCCTCTATCTCAACCTTAAGCCTGCCCCCCAGGGCGCGCACTACCTTGCTCAAGACTTTGAGCGTGTATCCTTGGTAGCCGGGGCTCTCGAGCCTTGAGATATTTGATTGCTGGATGCCGGCAAGCTCGGCCAGCTCCTTTTGGCTGCATCCCTTCTCCTGGCGAAGCTTGGCAATTTGCATGGAGATGTCAACCGAAAGCTGGGCATCCTCAATTGCGGCCTGCAGAGCGGGCGAATTTTTAATGAGGGTTGTGTAGTGTTGCGACTTGCTCATATGAATACAACCTCACCTTTATCAAGAAATAAGATAGACCCACAATACCTACACCCGCCAGTCCATGTTCCGCCCAGGTCCTGATCCCATACCAGAAACACCCGAGGATTGCCGCACTCTGGGCAGGTGCTGTAGGTCATGGCTTCCTCCAGAGCGTAAATCCTAAGTCCAGATGATACTGCCAGCCGGTGATCGCAGCAATGGGGTAGAGCATGAAGAGCAAAAACACTATGAGGGCTGTAATGTAAGATATGAGTCTTACTGCTTTGACCAAGAGATTTATTGCGCTATTGTTCATCACACATCTCCTCCCTCCAATGTATCGGGCTGGGTGAGCTGACCCATATGAAGCTCGTTAACCTTCATTCTACTCATTGCTCAACCCAGCACTTCGTCAATAGTTGCTCGGTATAGATTTTCGTCATGGTCGCATAGAAAGCGCGGCCCCTTCGCCTTCAGCTCTCTGGCGATGAGGGCTTTGAGCTGCTTGCCACGATCGCATTTGCAGTACTTCATAGCGTTAGGGTTGCCACCACTCACGTGACCGCCTGGACTGCCTATATCAGTATCAGTGTCGTGACCATGCCAGCGGTCGTTTACTGTGGCGTACCCCTTGCCGTAACAATTCGTGCAGCCGCCGTAAGCTTTGGCTGTTTCGATAACCTTGGCTTCTAGTTGTTGGTGGTAATAATCCTTGAGCGCTTCCGCCAACTCAACATGTCGTTTCTCGCATGTACGACAGCCTATCTCGCCACAACTGGGTATAACTTGGTCTATAATCTTCTTTATGTCTTTGGATTTAGTTTTATTATTAATATTTATGAGTTTGTCAGTCTGTTCACTTGGCATTGGACTGATCCTTTGGTTTTGGCTGAAGCTTAGCAAGTAAACGCTTGGTCGCCAGTTCCGACCACTTGCGTGTATAGAAATGACTCTCAAGATTAACAGGATTTCCAACACATTCAAGCCAGTTAATAATTAGTTCCAGTTCGTCGTCTTCAAGTGTTATACGTTTGCTCATACACCATCCTTGAGCTTATCTAGGGCTGCTTGGAGCACTACTAGACGATTACTCAACCATTCAATGGGGATAGTGTAATAATCATCCCCCGGTTTCGGTCTGTTCTCACCAAACAAATCTATTAACTGTTGGCGTTGTGCCTCCAGCCGAGTTATTTCTAGGGAGCGGAGAGCGGCTTTGTGAGCTGTGAAGATACGTATTAATATCTCTAGCCTAGATTTCTGGTCAGAACACATATCAACATTCAAGAGAGTCCGCCTGGCCTGTTCTAGGATGTCTCTATCGTCTACATCCTTCATCCCTTCCTCCCCATATACCCCTCCAACCACTCCTCCACAATAACCCTCAACAATCTCCCGTATTTCATACCCCTATCCTCTGCAGCACTCAGAAGATCCTGGTAGGTGTCTGGGCGCATCTTGAGGCTGCGTTGGATGGTGTAGCGGGGAGCGGTTTTAGGCATTTAGGAGCTCCGGGTTTTCGTGGACTGCTTTATGATGTGCGCGGTGGTGCTTAAAGCAAAGCCATCGAACATCTAGCGGCTTGTCATAGTCATCATGGTGAGCTTCGGCCTTTGCGCCACAGACTTCGCAGCTCGGACGTTCTAAACCCTTATCGCGTAGGTGGTGGTTGAGGGTAGAGCGAGCTTTTCGGCGCTTTGCCCGTTCCTCCGGACTGTGTCCCGTACCGTAAGCGTTCTGCTCCTCTCGTGGAAGGTGAAACTCCCGATACATGGCGTAGCAGGCGGCGCTGTGAAAGTGTCGCTTCTTTCGGTTGTAACTACTGGCAGTCTCCCAGTAAGTTACGAGACAGTTCTCGCACTTAGCTTTGACGGTGTTAGTGGCATTTTTATGCGTTGGTTTGGTTAAGTATCTGTCACCCATGCAAAAGCTCCTTATGCTCGTAGATGTTGCCGATAATTTCGATGGTTGCATGTGGTATAAGTTGGGCATCACGCAGCGTTAAGTCTCCACCAACTGGATTATTTACTAGAAAAGAACCTTCATCGAACCTAACAGTGGCCAGCGCCCGCATTGTGCCGCCTACAATTTGCAGTATATCCCCCTCATAAATCTCCACACCATTCTTGTCTTTCAGGCCGGTGTATTGCATAAGAACACAATCATGAGCTAGCCCCCTACCATTGATGATTGTAGCGCCTGGAGTAAGAACAAAAACATCACGAATTAAGGTTTTTGTATTTTTATCCCACGCTCTAAACTTAATTTCTCTCATGCTCATCCTTCATCCAATCACACAAATCCTGATCCAAATACAATCCGTCTTCTCCAATGGTCATATGAGCAACAATATCCATACGCTCCACCTCACGCATCTCAGTCTCACGAGACCGCATAAGTGAAGCATACCCCATCACAATCTTATGACGGTCCATGGGGTCAGCTCTCACCCAATCCCGTTCGAGTTCGGTTAGAAACTCCTCTGGTGTTACCATGTTATCTCCTTTGATTAGTTTACATTACCAGTATAGCTTAAGGACGGTCTTTATGCAATATCATAGTGCTCGGTAGTGGATCACGATACCACTAATCACGTCAACATCGGGAGTCTTTTTGAGCACCACCTTCTTGTCGTCTATGGTAAAGCTAAAATCTTCAACGCTCAGATACACGAGCTCGTCCATATCTTCGGGGAATGGGTACTCTTTAACACCCCGTAGTATGTCCGTCTTGACCACCGTGTAGTCCAACTCCCCCAGAGCTATACCTGATTTAGACTTCGTCATGACTGCTCAGCTTTTACGGCCCTTTGACGCTCTTCGCCCACAGTGGCCCGAATCCTCAAAATCCCATCCCGAATATCCGCAGACTGCATACCCTGTATCGCAGACCAGGCACTCGTACCATACGCTTCGATCAGAAGCTCCGTACGACGCTTCACAATGGGCGTAGACGTGCCGTTGAGGTCGTTGAGTATAAACTCTTGCTTTAGCTCCTCCAAAGCGATCTCACGGGCTTCACGTTCCTTAGACCAGGACTTATCGGGATCATCGAACATCTGCTCGGAGCTTCTGGTAGTATCAACCCCATAATGCTCACCGCCTATGTTCAAATGCTCAATCACTGTCTTGAAGCTATCGAAAGTCGGGAAGTCGATCTCTTTGCCATCTATCGTATCAGTACGATCCTTGAGGATGTAGCAACGGTTGATCGTCTTCTTACCGCTCTTAATACGTTCCATTTCTAGCAGTATATCCGACTCATACCCAAACTCAGCTTCGGCCTTCATTTTGGTACCGGTCTTAACCAGTTCTTTCTTACCAGCTTCATCAGTATCGAAGTCATACTCGTATCCAGCACGACCAAGCACGATAATGTGAATCTTGCTGTTAATGAACATATCCGTGAATCGCTGCCATTCACCCTTGACCTTACGCCAGTCCTGGAACAACAGCCCATTCTGCCGGCGCAGCTTGTTCTGGTAGCTCTCCATGAGCTCACGCCAGATATGTGACACTGAGTCTATGATCGCCACGTCATACTTGTTCTTCTCGGCTTCACTCATGAAGGCCAAGAGATCCACGAATGTACGGGACTTAGCAACGTCTAGTTCTACACCTTCCTGCTTGAAGTAGGGTACTAAGAAGTCAGAACCCTTTTCTGTGTCGAAGAAAGCTACCCGGGGGTTCTTCTTGTTGACCATTTTAGCTAGGCCAACGGCTATGCGTGAAGCGGTGTAGCTCTTGCCGCTACCTTGGAAGCCGAGGATTCCGGCTTTTAGGTAGGCGGTTTGGTTAGAGGCGGGTTTTAGGAGGCTCATGATTTTTGCCCCTCGTAAATATTACCAATTACTTCCATATTCATACTTGTACCAAATGACAAACCAGCGAACCTAGCAGATCTAGCATTATAAGTAACGACAGACTTTGCAGTCTTTTGACCAGTTTGAGAGTTAGTTTTTTGGATTAGATCCCCCTCAAATATCTCCACACCGTTCTTGTCTTTTAGACCGGTGTATTGCATGATTATCCAGTCTTCATCTGTCGCTGTATCGACTTCTGTTTGCTCAGTCTGAAATGCAAGATGGTTATATTCGTTGTTTAGATATGGATCACCGAAGTAATCATGCCTTGGTATGCTTGAGACGGTGAATAAATCCTAAATTTAATTTCTCTCATAACTCACACTCCCCACAAGTACAATCATAAATAGCACCTACATCTGCCCAACTCTGACATTGATATTGTTCTACTTGATTAAGCATCTCCCCCAGCTTATCACTAGCTGGTTTGATCACTTTGTTGAAATAGTCCATCATACCCGCACCTCAATATGCGTATTACAGTAACTGCATTTATACACTATGTAGTGTGGTGTCTGCCGCGCAATGTAGTTGATCACGTTCCCACGATGTCCATACGCATTGCGTCTGTGGTTCCAGAGGGCGTAGGCAACTCTTAAATTGGTAAATAGTTTCATGACTTGCTCCTTTGATTAGCTGTCTACCTCATGGTAGCAAAAGACGGTCTTTAAGTCAATAGTTAGGCTCCAGAATACAACTCAAAAACTTCTATGACCCATGGTATAATACATATGAACCACTGAAATGCCGAATGGCACGTAGGTGGTGTTTTTATTTCGTGATGGTCAACTCATCCAGAATATAGCGTAGATAGTTGATGTTCATTCTTCTAACCCCGCAGCTTCCTGAGTGGCCTTTAACAGATCGCTTTTGTAGTAGCCGAGGGTCCCGTCGGGCATAAGAACCTCTTTAGGTAGACATACTTCGAAACGGTCGTACCACTCCTGACCGGTCATAATAACAGGAAGTTTATGTAATATCTCCTCTTGGGATCTGTGATGTTCAAGAGGAGTAATCAACATTATCCTACCATTGTGAACAGCAGCCTCTACTGCCCGACCTTCTGGTGTAGCTAGGGGTATACCATTAATGTTGGCGATACCAGGTTCCAGCCATCCGGCCTCTTTGAAGGCTTGTTTGATTTCTTCGGTAAAGTCCATTACTGCATCCGAGAAATTATCGCCCGACTCTATCGCAGCACCATGTAAAATTCGGTAATAGTTAAGGATTATCTCGTGTAGATCTAAGCCCAGTTTGTCGTGTGGTATAGGTTGGGCATTGGTTTCTTCTAGGTCGTTCATACTGTCTCCAACTTTCTCAAAGCATTCTTAGCGCACTTAACAAAATAATTACACGATGTATCCGCATTCTCCGCTTTTTCCATAAGTGTAATTATAGTGGCCTCTGGCAAATACCAGGCGGCTTTACGGTAAAGGGGCGTAAATTGTGGATTACCATATCGCTCAATAATCGTATTTACCAAATTGTCTACTTCACTTAGACTCTTATGAGTCTTAAGATTCTTATGAAAGTTAAACTTGTTTAACTTCTTATGATCATATGATTTCTTAAGAGTATCCTCGACCGATTCTGTGCTCATTTGGGCTTGACCTTTCAAACCCCCCGTGATAGGATAGTAGAGATTACTGTTCTCAATGCCTCCTATCACTAGGGGGCATTTACTTTTATGTTTATGGACAATTTGCACCCATCTATAGCTGAGCGACTATTCTCAGAATTGATTACTGTTCTAAGAATTACTGGCATAATACCACAAGCGTCATGCGTTTGTCCACATATTGGCCAACTTAACATGTGATCCACGAAATGTAAGTAAATTTGGTTTTGCTTAACACAAAAGAAAAACCACCGGTTCAAGCTCTCCTCTGACAGGCTCCCTATTATTCCAAGGGTGAAGTGCTCAAATGGTCGGCGGTTTTTCTGCCTCGTCAGCATACAAACTTTCGTTTGCCCCCTCATTATATCAAAAGCCTCCGGACAGGGGGTGGGCACCGATCCGGAGGCTTCATGCCGGGATATGGTCCCGGCAGCCAGTTAATACTTAATATACTCTAAATACCACGGTCTACTAACTTTGACTTCTATGTTCATTTTCTCTTTCTTCTTCACAACTCGTATGTTCACTTTATGGTTACCAGTTTTCCTTCACGGATCAACTGCGTTAATAGTTCTTGTTTCATAGAGCTCCTTTGATTAGCTTTACTCTCTCATCCTAGCAAAACATAACTGTATTGTCAACACATATTGTAGTGTGGTATATTTTGTATGCACACATATATCAACTAATCAAAGGTAGGTAATATGGACCTTATTATTGGAATAATAATTGGGACACTGTACGGAAGAAATATGGAAAAGATTAATCAGCAAACAGCAGAAGACTTGGTGAGGATGTTTAAGGCGTTCTCACGGACCCAATTCGCAGCCACTATGTATTACATGGTCGAAGGAGTATATCTGTATTTTGAGCGCAAATTTATGAATAAACACATACACTATAATCATGATATGTTATGTACCTGTAACCGTCGTAGCTGTAGACCCGTGAACATAAATACTTATGCCCGTAAGATGAAGGCGTTCAAGTGAGATTTCTTCCTCCCTCCATTCGCCGGCAAGGTCTTAAGATGTATCTTGACAACACATCGAATCGCCATAATGGTTGGGATTATGAAGCGTTTTGTAAGCTCTACAACAGCAAGGTTAATCCTTCCAACTTAGCCAGAGCTTTCAAAGTAGACAGAAGTACGATGTTACATTGGATAGAAGTGCACAAGGAAGAGTTGAAGTCTAAAAACAACTTATGATATAATAAAAGCGTCATCACGTTTCCGCAGATGACGCCTTTGATTAGTTCCGCTCTCTGGATCACCACCGTGAAGGAGAGCGGATCTTTTTATTGTTCTTTTTGGTAGCTAGGCGCTTTGGGATATCCTAAGAGCCAACCGAACTTTGGAGATACATATTTCTCGAATAGTCGGACCAGCCCATAGTATATAGCGTAAAATAAGCCCGATAGAACGGCCGTAAGGCCAGCAATAGCCTGATCATCAAGTTTAGCACCACGAGCGGCGAAAAAGGCCCCTACGGAGCTTACAATGAGAGGTACATAACTACGGATGAGGCTGGTAAAAAAATCGTTCATGGTTATTCCTTACTTACTTTCTTTAAAAGATCGAGCAACTGACGCTCTTCAGCCGTACAGTTGCCTTTCATTTGGTTATTCTTGAGCGAATCCTTGGCGGTATCCGCGTTCTTGAGTAGTTGAAGCATTGTGCCAAAAAAGTCCTTTTTAAGCTGGGGGCGTAGGTTATTAAACACCGCCGCACTTGCTGGAACTCCGTAGGCTATCTGGTTCCACATGCTGATCACCTGATCCACTTGTGCGTCTGTTGGCATAGTAATTGGTTCTTCTAAGGAGCCTTTACCTCCTATTAGTAATGATAATGGATTGATAAAAGTACCATTCTGCTTCACACACCAATGAAGATGGCTGCCCAAAGGGCCGGATGGCACTACATATCCAGAATACCCCATAATGGCAACTGGGTCGCCTTCTGTAACGTGTTGGCCATCTTGTACTAGATAACTCGAAGTGTGTAGCAGGCCATGAAATTGATCCTTGCCATTATACATATACAGTCCGTTGCCATCTGGACCATTGTTAGGCTTCAAGATAACGGTACCACTGAAAGGTGCATATATTCTATTGTCAGGCGCTGGTAAGAAGTCTACGCCCTCATGGGGAGAAGCAATACTATACGGATATTCAGTTGCGCCAAAAAGGAGACGGATAGCATTGCTGGAAGGGATTCTCATGACTGGAATAATTTATACAAATTGATGACGTTGTATGCCATGGAGACCATAAGACCGATTATGCTGACTACCAAAGCAGCAGTTTTGAGCGTACTTCTTGAGGCGAGTCGTTCGATAGCCGGCGCTATATCACGGTCGATGTGTTTATCAATGACTTTTAGCTCGGATTTGGTAGCGAATAGCGCACCGGCACGTATTGATTCGCCGCGATGCTGCTCAAACTCCTCCTTGAGTTCGTCAATCCTGTGCTCCACAACAGCAAGCCGTTCTCCCGTTTGGGGTCTGATATCCTGGATAATCTCTGGGTTCCGGTGTGGACAGTCGGGAGTACAGATCGTGTCAGGGTCCAAGGAGTGTCCCTTTCTATTATTGTTAAATATTACATCAAGAGCCGGGTATCTCCCAGATGATCTACCGGTGGCAATATCTTTCAAGCCACGAGCGATTATATTTCTAGTACGTCGTAACTGCCTGGGTTTACCGTACAGCGATGATTTCGGCATCACATGACCTACTCATCACGAATACAATATGCTCACCCACCTCATAAAGACGCCGTTTAACCGTCTCATTTGGTTTATTAGAGAAAGCAATATGAGTTCCGATTTCGTAACACATAGCCATATAGTATCACATGCTTTGTATGTCGGCAGGATCGATCCAGTAGCCTGGAGTATTTCTATCTTTATGTATGTTCAGCATGCCACCTAGTTCTCGATAAATGTAATAGTTACCGGTTGGAACCATGGCTATCGATCCATCATGCTTAGTAGCTCTAGTATAAGCCGAGAATCCTGGCACGGGGTTACGTATGTAGATTTTCCGTTCTTTAACAGGTAACTTTAGAGGAGCCATGGGGGGCTTATAGGGATGTGGTGAAGGGGCCGGCCTGATGACAATTTGTCGTATAGGTTCTTGGTCGCTGAATATGGGCACTAAGGCGTAGGTACAAATACGTCGTTGCCCGTTGACCGTCCTATCTCTTACGCCACAGGGTTTGCCATCTAACTCAGCATTTTGTTCGAGAACTTTTACCGTATTGGTCCCGTCTGAACTTACAACTATAGCTATATGGGGTGTATTCCATATAAGTATCGTACCTTTAGGATATGCTTTATCTGTCTGATACTCCTCATGGGTAAAAAGAGACATAAGGCCAATTGGAAACTCTATGCCCCATCCATCAAGGCGATTATTGTACATAGCTGGTGCTGGAGATGTGTCTCGGAGTTTATCTACGTAATAGAGAACTGGTACTCGAGCATCACCGAGGAATGAACCGAAATAAGATATCCGTTGGCCTCTATATTGCTCGACTATCTCATCAACAATATTACTAATGTCTGATCTTGAGTAAGTCATTTAAGTTAAGCTTATGGGGTTGTAGTAAAAAAAGCAAATGGTATACTGATAGGGTGAATACCTCGAAGCCTTCATCTGTAATAACGTCCCCATCAATGCTTCGAGGTGCTGGTGGGGACTTTTTTATAGGAGAAATATATTGAAAGCACTCAATGACCTTGCCATGATCCAGTTGGCAATAGACCAGTTTGGCTTTGGCGGTACTGAAAAAGATACGGCAGAAAGCGGTATTTTGGTGAGTTTACCAGATAAGTTTATGTATTTCGGTGCTTGGTCGTTCTATTTTGAGGCCAGCTTCATGGCTCGAAAAGAACTTGATGAACTGTATGACTACTGGAAGTCTAGAATAGGTAAAAGGGTTTTTTGGACGGCTCTTGCCGAACGGGGGAACATTATTGAGAAGGATGGGCAGAAGTACGCTTTTGTGAAGTTGACTAGCCTTATCGCTGAGGATGATCCGGATAGTTCAGCGTGGAATGTGCATAGTGATGGGGCGGGTAGCTTCGGATTGGAGAAATAATGAAGATCACGGTACATGCTAAAATCGTCGCTGACATCAGCAATGACCCTGACTTATCTCCCATTAACGAGCCGACCCTAGATTGGTTAATGAAATTGATAAACACTGGGAAATGTATATACGAGATGGTACCTTCCTGGGATAGTAGTGCTGAGCCTACAATTATAATCACGGAGAAGAAATAATGTTAATCGCAGCAATAATTTTTGGTTTAGTGGCACTCACGGGATTGGTAATAGGTATTTTAGGTTGGCACGAAAATGAGGATTGGCGATCTGTTGGGTGGCTAATGTCTTTTGTCAGTGGAATCCTGGTATTTATCACATTTTGGCTATCTCTTCATTTTTCAATTGGCAGCCAAGAGCTGACCGGGTATATCTATTCATACAGTTATAGGGTTGGTTATATCACGGCGCATATCCGTTTTAGCCAAAATGCCGGTACCGACGCGCAGCCAGAGTTCTGTGTGAAGACCGACAGTAAAGCAGGTCGAGCTATTAAAAAATATGTTGGCAGTGGTACCAAAGTTAAGGTGGACATCCCCCCGTACTTTTATTTTGCCAACAATCCATTCGCTTGTGGCACTACTAATATGACAATACAGGAGACAAAGTAATGGCCGAGGCTAAGGAAGGGCGCATCCTAATCTACGAAGATGAGTTACGCCAAAAGTTCATGGAAGGTGCTAAAGCCGCCCACGATGCGGTAAGTGTCACGTATGGCCCAAAGGGTAAGAACGTTCTGCTTGAGCGTGGTTTTGGGAGGCCGACGTATACGAGAGATGGAGTGACCATCGTAGAGCAGGTGTTCTTCTCAGACCGTCCTAAGAATATGGGTGCTCAGGCGCTCGCAGAAGCCTCAAGAGCAGCTAATAATGTGTCTGGGGATGGTTCAAGTGCCACGGTAGTTCTGACCTACAACCTGCTCAAAAACGCTGTACAAGCCATTGCCTCTGGTCAACACCCCATGGACGTAAGCGAAACCATCAAGAAAGATAGCTATATCCTCCTTGACGAGCTGAAAAAGCTTGTCATCCCTGTAAAAGACGAACAGCTTAAGGAAGTAGCTACGGTATCCTCGGGCGATCCGTTGCTTGGTCAGCTCATCGCTGAGGCTATTCTATACGTAGGTGAAGACGGCGGTATTCTAACCGAGAAAGCGCCCATCACAGAGATAGAGCGTGAGTATGTCGACGGATACTACCTCCAGTCTGGTTTTACTGCGTTGCAGGCCGGAAAAAAGGAGCTTATCGATCCTTGGGTTGTTGTATCGAGCAAACGGTTAAGTTCTGCCGCAGATGCTATTGAGATACTGAATCGTATCATGGTAGCCAAGGGAATGACCAAGGAACAGATGCAGACTAATATCCCACGAATTCTGTTCGTTGGTAACATTGAAGACGCTGCGTACACTACAATCGTAAACAGCATTAACGCTGGCCAGCTGGATGCAGTGATCATCAAGACTCCTCCTATGTATGGGGAGCTTGGCAAGTATTTACTTGAGGATATCGCTATCTATGCGGGGTGTGAACTGCTCACAGAGAATCACAGTCTTAACACTTTTGGGGTGCGGTTCATTGGATCAGTGGATAAAGTGATTGCTAACAAGTCAGAATCTACACTGTTTGCGGATAACGAGACGGTTGCGGTCACGGATCGAGTGGCTACTATTAAGGATCAGATTGAGGCGGAGGAAGTACCAGCGGTTGCTGAGAAGCTCAAGGATCGGGTAGCCAAGCTAGAGGGGAAAATCGCGATCTTTAAGATTGGGGGTGCTACAGATAGCACACGAGAAGAGACTGAATTTCGTGTAGAAGATGCTATTAACTCTACTCGACATGCATATGCTGAGGGAATTGTTGCTGGAGGTGGTGTTACATTGTTGGAGCTCAGCAAGCTGAAGGTATCTGACATCACTAAGAAGGCTCTCAGAGCAACTTTCCAACAACTGCTAATCAATGCCAATCTACCAGCCGAACTCAAGCTAGACGAGGCCCTACGTGCTCCAAAAGGCCATGGATTCAATCTTAAGAAGGACGATAAACTCGTGGATATGGTCAAAGCGGGTGTGGTTGATCCGTATGTGGTAGTTCGTGAAGTGATCACTCATGCCTGTGGGATGGCGGCAGAGAGTATTAAGGTGGGGATGGCTTTAGTATTTGAGAATACGGAAAAATAGATGAGTCAGAGGCATGTGCTTACTACCGGTTTTATGTATACCGACGTCGAAGATCGCGAAGATATTGTTGAGCTTATCAGTGCATTACGACAACATTGGTCAGAAGTTATACCACAATATAGCTTATATGGAAGATTACGCTGGATAACAATATTTACCAGAGATGGAGATGGGGTTAGTACAGCAATTGAACTTAAAGAGTTCATTCCTACCATCGGAGGAATACTCAAGAATGACTTTGAGATTGTTGCTGCTTGGGATTGTGCCCCAGAAGGTACGCAAGTTGTTTGGCCCGTAAAGGGTCGTGGTCAAGAAATGACACGCCTTGAATGGATTGATAGAAATAACTGATAACTAAATGTTCTGGCTAATCCCCACCCTCCTACTATCCTCCATAGTCACCTTCCTCCTAGGCTACTACCTCCGAGGTCTCAAGAAACAAGTAGAGGAACTCGCGGAAGTGGTAAAATCTAAGGTGGATAAGAAGGTTGAGGAAACACCTAGGAGCACGATCATAGACCCTAGTGACGAGGTAGCAGAGGCGATCTACGCTCACGAACAAATGATGAAAAAGCTCAATGGCGGTAGATTATGAATAAAATAGCCCGAATCGTAAACGACAAGATCATCTATTCAGATGAACACGCCCCCACCATAACCCCCAACGAAACAGCTGCAAGGGAACGACGTGAGAATATGAAGATGAAGCACCGTAAGGATCTCTTGCAGCGCAATCAGGTGGACTATTACAAAGCTTTTCCTGAACAAGCTAAAAACTTGTCAGACGAAACGCGCAGATTGTTAAGCTGAGTATTTATATACATTTTGTCCCCATGTATCAGTCTTCATATGACAAGATTTACACAAAGTTCTACCATTTTTTATATCAAGCCTAAGTTTCGGAAATAATGCATAAGGTTTTATGTGGTCAGCCTGTAATGTCCCTCCTCTCTTAAAACATATTTGACAAGTATAATCATCACGATCAAAAACAGCTTTTCGCCATTGCTTATAAGGAATGCTCGCCATAACTTTTTGACGTTCACCGGATGTTCCACCCCGCCAATTAGCATTCTTTTCGCCAGCATGATCTGGCCTAGGTAGGCCGGTTCTATACCTACTAATTCCTTTGCCACGGTTCGGATGTTTAATTCCATCAGCAAGATTTCTTCTAACTTCTGAGAGGTTCATGTATCTCCATTTTGAAGCACACGACAAATTACACAATTTTCTATTATATGGTTTACCAATTAAGTAGTTGCCACAATGCAAACACTTCTTACATTCCTGACATATCTTATGAACACCAGAATTAGCTTGAAAGTTTTTATTACACTTTACACAAACTTTTGTACCTGTCCAACCTTTAGAAAATCTACCTGAATTTGATATTATAGACATAGACAGCCCCTCCAGCGGGCTGTTTTAAATTATGCTATCATTTTACCATTTTAGGGTTGCCCACGACTATACCTTTGGGAACTTTTGATGTCATAACAGTAGACGAATCGTCTTTGGACTTCTTTTTTCCAGCCGCAGCCATCTGCTGAGTCTTCTTTTTCCCATAAATCTTACGAGATATAAATGCTGCTAGCGCTGGCGATTTCCCGCTAGCCACCATCTGTTTAAACCGACCACCCCCTCCAAGCTTATTACTGGATCCCTCAAAACTGCCAGTCTTCTTTATAGTATTCATATAACCTCCTTATTTTGACTTTTAGCCGCTAACGCCGCACTCATGGCCCCAAAATGCGTTGCAAAATTGGCCCAGAGTGAAACTTCCTGGATAATTAACGCCGGTATCGAATGTCCCCAAGCTTTTGGTATGAATGGTATAGCTACAATGGCCATAAACCACAGCCACGCCCAAAATAGGTGAAACTTATACTGAGAACCAGCGTCATACTCAAGAGTATGTATATCTTTGGTTAACAATAGTCTTAAATGCCCAATTTTCACTATTGCACACCTGCATTAGCCAACAAATCAGTCACATCAGAACCCCCACCACCTTGAGGATTGGCAAAACTGTTCAATAGATTAGCCAAACGACTCAGCTTACTATTGGCACTCTCGGCAGAGTCACCAGCTGCCGGCAAGAGTGATTTATACAGCTTCTCCTCAGATGCGCTAATGGCTGCTCCGGAACGCAAACGTGAGATAACATCAACAATGTTATTCTTTGCTGCCTCATAGTCAGTCGTGCCAGCTAGACGTTGAGTGATACTACCGCCTGGCAGTGCACTCTTTAAGGTCAAGCTGGGGTCTTTCGATAGCATCTCAGACAAGCTCTGGATATCCTGCAGGCCACTTATAGCGTTGTTGGCCTGCTGCTGCTGTGAAGCATTAAGATTCTGCCCAGAAGGGGTTGTAAGGGCTTGGTAAGCCTTTACAGTAGCAAGGTAATCACCAACATCCTTGAGAGTACCTCCTTGTTGTAGAATAGCTTGAGCATTGGCTTGGACATTAGATGGATCAAATGGATCGGTACTAGCTTGTTGATTCCCTGCATTGGACTTTATGAGGGCATCTGCAGCGTTGATGGCAGTTCCAGATTGGTCATTGGCATTCTGCTGCCCTTGGGCGACGGCAGCTGGTAGGCCGAAGCCCCGAGCAGCCTCTTGTTTCAACACAGCACCAGCACTTTGGCCTGGAAATGCTAATGGAGCTGCGACCATACGCGCCGGGAGAGTAGCGACTGATTTTGCACCTTTTAATACTTGGCCCAAAAAACCCGTACCAACAGGTGTAGGTGTTTCTGGTAGCGTTTTGGTAGCTGCAGAAGCCGATTGCAAAACTTCATCAGGTATATCACCTGGAGGAGGCGGTGGTGCACCGGCAGAAGCAACTTTCAATGGTTGGGTCTCATCTACAACTCCTCTTTCAATCGGTGGAGGTGGTTCACCTTTGCTAAGCCTTTGTGCTAATGTTTCTGTTCCTTTGCCAATAGCATTTTCCGTTTTTTGTACAGGTCCGCTGGCCAGTAAACGACCAAAAACCCCACCACCAGGATTGTTAAGTCTCTTTGCCTCAGCTGATATAAAGGGTTTAATCTCTGATAGGTCATGATAGTTCTTCATACCAGGCACATTACCAAGCTCATCACTGATATACTGTCGCATCTGTTTCAATGCAGTAACCTTGTTGCTTGTAGCAGCATCCATAAACTTGGAGTCGGGAATGCGACCATCTAGGGTTCTGCGAAACTTCCACAAATCTCTTGTACTCTTTACGTTCTTTTGGAGGTCATCGGCTAATATTTGGGCTTCCTTGAGAACACCAGGATCTGTAGTCTTGAGACCAGATAAAAAATTATTGGCGATCTGCTGCGTATCATCTGTATGAAGAGGTGCATCGTTGGCCTTAAAGTGATCATCAATCTGTTTGCCATATGTTTGCAGTTTTTCGGTAAGATCTCTAAAGGTATTGTTGGCATTGCCTGTTTTAATGCCTTCTTCTCGCAAGGTATTAAGCATGCGCTCAGTATCTTGAGGCGCTAGTTCCTTACCAGCCACCTTACTACCGGCGCTTATCCCAGCCACACGTCCTTGAGCTTGCTGTCCTTGAGTTGTAAGGTTTTTCAGGAATTGGCCACCGGTTTTTTCAGTGGTACCCTCGGTAAGGTTGCCAGCAGTCTGTGCGCCGCCCTTAACAAATGACTTTGTCGCTGCAGAAGCTCCTTTAAGTAACTTAAAGGGATTAATAGCAGCCGAAGCTCCACCCTCCAATGCTTGGATACCAATCTGTTTAGCGTCCAGCTTCTCCCCAAGAATCTTCCGTTTAAGTGTCTCACCAAGACCGGCGCCTACGGCACCTCCGGCGATAGAACCAGCACCACCAAAGATGTCAAGAGGGATACCAGCAACAGCACCAAGACCACCACCAATGGACGGAAGAGCATTTGTAAGGAACCCAGCAATACCGCCTGGCCCTTTGGGCCTCTTTGGAGCTGTTGCAACTGGCTTAAAGCTCGACTCTACCTGAGATTGTATTTGTGCGAATGAATCGGGGTCCATGGTTAGGCCCTACCCGCGCCAGATGCACCACTCTTCAGAGCAGTTCTATTTTTAAGTAGTTGTTGTGCTCTGCTTATGATGTTCCCATATGGGCTATCTGCATACTGACCGAGTAGCTGAAGCTTAAGTTGATCATAGCCATTGCCGTTCTTAGCGCTTTTCATAATGCCGTTAATATTATCAGCAATACTTTGGACATTGTTACTCTTGAATAGAGCGGTAAGTTCTTTCTGTGCCTGCGGTTGGTTCGGATTGACGGCTTTAGGAGCGGTCGCTACAGCACCACCAAGATTGAAGCCACCACTCCCACTCAACTTAGAAGCACGGGAAGCGTTAAACTCTCTAATCTGTTCTTGCCGATCGGCTTCAGCTTGCCTTGCAGCTTGGGCGTCGCGTTCCTGTTGGTACAACGTATTATAGAGATTCTGAGCATAACTGAGTTTATCCTGTTGGCCAGCGTAAATACCACTAGCAGCCTGTTGGGCCTGCTGTTGCAGATTCTGTAGGTCAGAGTTTGCTTGGTTGTAATCCGTTCCTTCCTGGGTAAGTCTCTGGGAGATAGGTGCTTGTTCGTTTTGTATCTGTTTACTGGCTTGCGCATTGGTTACCAGCGAACTACCGGTACGTCCCATGACAGATGGAGCGACTTGACTCAAAAGTTTCGTACTGTTGTTGATTGCTCCCCTTAGACCTGTGACTGTTTGTTGAGCATTATCCACGCCTAATTGCTGGCGCTGTGCGTTCAAAATGCTATTTGGATCTTGCGCACTCGCTTGTGCCGCTTGAAGCGCCGAGAGTGCCTGTGCTGAGTTGGTTGGTTGCATAGATACCTCTATATAATAAAAAGCCCTGATCAGGGCTATCCTACTGGGATTATACCACTAGAAGGGCGCGATAAACAAAAAGCCACGGCAGTTGATTGTTATATTAGGTATGGTTATGGACCCAGCTGTCTGGTTAACAATCACACTAAAGACATTAAGGTTAGTAGCATCGAAATAGTAGTACGATTCTATCTCATACTGACCACTATTCCAGAAAGTATTCACAAGACCATTCATTATGTAATAACTGCTCGATATGCCCGAATATTGAATCTGGACCTGGGATACTGAATTGGCGTTATTGAGTGGTGTGGAGGCGGTGAAGGACAGAAAGTTGCCCGCAGCTAAGCTCTGCGTTGGAACACTCACCGAAAAACTGGAAGAGAGATAGTTCTTAAAGCCATCCAGACCCCCAGCTGCTGCTAGATTCTTAGGTATGATCATCTTAGCTATCCAGGTAAATACGGTAATCAATATTGACAGTACCGTACCCAGTAATAGAATCAAAAGTAACATTATTAGTGTCGACCTCTATATTAAAATTTGAGCCACCAAACCAATCATAAGATAACATGCTGCCAGTTGGGTAAGGGGTAACTGATGTCGAAGTACCCCAAGCCCTAACTTTTGGGACATATCCCAGGTTATGAGCGATGACGATTGGAGTACCAGCATTAGTGAACCTACCACTTAAGAATATCTTCTGGAAATTATAGGAAGATACATAGTTTAGAAGCTCAGCAGTCGGTATGGGAGTAATGGCTCCCTGATCATCCTTGGCCAGGAATACTACTTTATAGCTAACAGTATACGCTGTTCCCGTGGAGTGGACATTATCATAAAAATTCTGGGCATATGCTTCAAATGTACCTGTTGGTGTGACCCATCCTTGGCATGTAACAGTCTGCAAAACCGGTTGGGCAGGCGTAGAAAGATTGGGCTTATAGGATCCAAAATCATTCCAGGATACCCCGCCATCAACGGAGAAAATGCCCTGGATTAGACAGGTGTCATTGAACCCTGTTAGGAAAGTATCACTTGCCGTTTTAGGGGTGGATATTGCTGTAGGAGCGGCTATTGCAAATGATCCGGTATGAATACCTATAATCTGATCTATCCTATATTGGGGTACCGCCATGTTGATCTTGCTGGGCTGGGTAACAGTCATTAGCTAAATCCTGCCGAAACGTTTTGACCAGTTGCCGCCACAGCCCAACCATACGATCCATCTGGCAACTTCATAATCTGCATGACATTCACGCCACCATTCGCATAATCATAGACGTATTGGGTGCTACCAACGATCTTCATAAGTACACGGCCTTGGTTATCCAGAGCGAAGAACCCAAAGTCGCCGGATCCAGGTATCTTGCCCATACCAACTTTAGAGCCGTCGGTATTAGTGACGATTATGGCATCTGATTCACCATTTATACTTATGTTATTGCTGACAGATATCTCACTGTTGGCTCCGTCGAGTACAATACTCCCTACTGTGCCAGTCCCAGACTGTCCTGAAGTGCCAAGCACAATCCTATCGTTGGATCCATCTATCTTAACTCCACCATAACCAACGTTCTGAGTTCCTCTTAAAGCTCCAGTGGATATCTGTCTTGGCAGAACACGAGATATATCACTGGTAGCGATGGTCCCCGGGATATTGGTACCAGGCCCGACAATGCTTTTTGTCGACTTACCAGTATAAATATCAGGCATTATTGAAGCGCCTCCGTAGATAGGGGGTCAAAGATGGCACTTACTCCAATAATAACAGGGGGAGCTGTTACTGTACTATCGCAGTATATATCTACCCCAACCTGTAGTTCGTTAAACCGTTCTTCTATCGAACCATCGTTGTTGCCAATATCCAAGCGCCCATAATTTGGTTCATTGTCTGGTTGCCAGAGATTGTTATTGCTAAACCCACCAGCTACGTTGGATGTAGAACCACTAGAATAGACCCAAGGGCCTCTATTTATCGAGTACTTGAGGACAATACTCACTCCATCTTGTATATCGAGCCAGGAAGCCTCTATGTAGCTCACCTGCTTCTCTTTGGTGACCATACCAGCGTCGTATATAAGTGATTCCCACTTCGCGAAAGGCGCTGGCTTGGAGCTTGCATCCACTACATCCACACCATAGGTCGGTGTCCCTGAACCGTCATCACGCCAAGAGATGTGAAGTATATTGCCAAAATTCTTCACCATCCCAATGGTAAGGTTGTTGCTACCCGTTACTGCCTGAGAGCCTGTACTTAAGATGTACGAATAGCCGAAGGAATTTGGCTGCGAATAGTCAACACTGCCCCAAGAATACACCCCATATGGTATATCAGTATTAGAAGTTGTGCTTGGCCACCCCAGAAGGTGAATACCATAACGAACAGTACCCATGTTCGGATAAACTCTAGTTGGTGTATTGCTACTAGTGTAGACATTCTCAGATCCAGGAAGGCGTCGGATCTTCTGGGGGGTTGCCGCAACAGAGGTGATTATGTACCAGTTACCACCGGCCACATAATAGACAGCATTCTCGTATTCATGTATTGATTCTGGACTACCCTCTGGTATACGAGTGAAATAGTTGTAGGTATCAGATAGACCATCCCAATAAAAGATAATACCTTGCTGGGCCGAATTACTTGTAGTAACAAATTCAGTAGCAATCACTAGGTATTCGTTAAATACTGTTAACCCACAAACCTCATACCCGGGTGGAAAACTCAGTTTTTGGCGCTGCCACGCTGAATTAGAGGGCGCTGCTTCACCGAGGTTTTCCCAGACGCTTAAATAACGCCCGTTGCCTATGCATTCGAACTGCTGGAAAGTTACTTGCGGATGGATGCCATTCTTGGTCTCCACTAACCGGTTGGCCCAAAGCTGCATGTCGCAACTTGATAGGTCATTAGATACTGTTGAGGATACGGTACCGTCAGCCACAGTGCTCGTAAGGTGAAAGTGATAGGTTTGGGCTGCATTTGGTCCAACATTGACCTGAACAGGAGTAGAAAAAACAAAGTAGTTGACGCCAACAGTTAGATTAGCGCTGGTAACCGTTTTAGTTGCTAATTGCTTATTGAGACCATCATGAACGGTTAATGTCCAATCACCAGTACCCTTAGTGACTATATTGACCCCTATTTTAGATATTGGCTGGATATCTGTCTGGAAAAAGCGCTCCTGGGTGGAGACATCATCATTATATGAAGTGAGGATAGTTGTAGTCAGTGCCCCGCCTGCTTGATCAGAGTTTACGTTAAAACCGGCATCAGAACTGTTGTTGTAGGTCGACTGTGACTCACCATAAAAACCAGGATTGAGGACAGGTGTGCCCGAAACACTAGTAATTGAACTTACTGTCGTGATACCGGGTATATATATAGCGTCTTGATCTTGTCTATAATTAATGCCAAACGTACCGCTCTGACCTATGTTCCCAAATAGACTCCAAGTACCAGAAGGGCTACAAGTATACACATTGCCAGTAGAGTCAACTGAATACGTTCTACCCGTCTCAGTCATTACCTCATTCTGCACAAGTCCTGTAACGACATTGCTGTCTGTTCTCGTAACACCTGGCAAAACACTTATCTGAGATGGAGACTTACGAAAGTCTAAACTTTGGGAGTCGGCAAAAGAGTTGCCGATACCAATCTTCTTGTCGACAGCTTGGCCGCCAACCCATGAATTGTAAACGTACGCTCGATATCCCATATGCAACCTATGGAGTTATGCCCGGCAAAGGTGTCAAGACCCATGGACTAATGTAATTATCTGAATCATTAATAACGTTGCCTTCAGTACTGAGGCTATAAGATGAAACTGCATCTGATACTGCTGTATCAAAAAGTCCTTTATGCAAGGTGGCCCTCTGCTCATTTCCTTTTCCTGAAAAGAAAAGATAGAGGGCATAGTTAATAGGCGCATCTTGATACTCATTAGGTATAATGCTGAGTTGCCCAATAGTAAAGTTTAACCCTGAACCACTCAAACCGACGAAAGGACTCTTAAGCGTCAATGTAGATGACGTAGGGACGTCTACAATCTCATACCATGTCAAATCAGTAATTCCATTGAGTCTGAACCAAAGACCGGCCATTTCGCTTGTAAAAGTGCTCCCCGTGCTTGTCACGGTTACATCGCCATTAACCATTACACAGGTCTGAGCTGGAGACAGATCACTTGATACAACATCCTCAACAGATAGGTCGTGATCCTGCGGCTGATAATAATAGCGTATGCCATTAGGTATATCCGTAGAAGGTACTGGCCATACCTCAATCTCGTCATTACCGAGAACATAGTAATAGGTAATCCAGCTTGATGAATAGTTCGGCACAGTCTTAATAAGTCGCCATTCATACTCACTGCGTATCTCTTTGATCGGAGGTGAATAAGTATTGGTCCCATCGGCGGTCTTAACCGTCATACCAATGATACGAATACTGTCTACAGGTGTTTGGTAAATACTCTGGCCGGTAACTACATCGGTAAATTGCTGTTTACGTGAGTAATAACGTCCGAACTTAGCGTTAAACATATGATAGCCAGTGTTCATATCCTCCTGACCTTGTACGAGGGCTCCATTACTAGTATCCCGAGCCAAACGTACGAACTTTCTCTCCATTTGTGTCCAAGTAAGGCTCATTCAGGCTGCCTCATATATTCCCCACGCTTCTATAACGTCGGTAGTCGCCCATGTGAATGGAACAGTCGAGCTAGCCGTTACAAGAGACATATAAGTACCGGAGGCACTGGATGGATATATACCTAATGTTGTGCTACTCTGCCACACAACTGTCGAAGGGAAGTAAAATCCCGCACTTGTATCAGTAAGCATAGCACTGCTCGTGACGATATCCGTCAAAGAAGTAGTAAGATCACTATTTATACTTGTAGGAGTCGAGAAGATAATTGCTCCCGATACATTAGCGCCAGCAAGGGTATATTTAACCCTAAAGATGATCGTTTTTCCGATCTGTGTGTACTTTGCAAATGTCGTTGTACCACCACTCACATTCGTCCATGTTGGCGTCCAACTTTGCCATGTCCAACTTGAACCAGTTCCAGTAAGAAGTTTTGCCGGCGTCACAGCAGAATCAGTAATGCTAGTGGTTACTACACCATTGGTACCAACTTTTGCGCTTGTTATGGACATCCCATAGACAGTTCCCGAATTGGCGACGCTTTGCCCAACAATGGCATCGGTAGTGATTGTAGTACCAGTTACACTACCTCCTGTGATAATGGGCGATGTGAGTGTTTTACTGGTGAGTGTCTGTGTGCTTCCTAAATCAACAAGGGTGTCACTTCGGTTAGGTAGTACATATGTTCTCGTAGTGGCTGTGGTGATGCCTGAGAGTTGAAATTGTGCCTGTTTAGTAGTATCGACATTGTCCTGAAGTGTGAAACGATCGTCTCGCAATGTCAGTATATTACTGTTGTCCAAGGTCTTATTTGTAACATTCTGACTGGTAGATATATCCATAGGTTGACCAGTAACCCCAAGCAAAACATTGCGGCTAATCTTCTTGTAAGCCGTAGAGGCACCGCCGGGCTGGATGAGCAGGAAGTGGGTTGCGCCGTCGATGGTTATCGCAGCAGTGTAATCGCCAATTACGTGGGTATCTGTAACGCTCATACTGAATCATCCTCCGACCATACAGTTCCGGGGATTAAGGTAGCTGTGACTCCGGTATCGGTTATATAAAATCCACTGGGGTCTACTAGGTAAAAATCCGTTGTATCAATGACGTAGTTGGGGCCATCGCTACCGTATTCTGTGAGCCCATTTGTGTCACGCCAAACTGTTTGCGGGGTATCTACTGACATTATCCTATCCTCAATGCTGCTAAGTTAGAAATCGAACTTGTCCCGCCACCCGTGCTAATAATAGGTTGTGGAACCGAGAATATCCAGCCTGAGTTGCCCCCTCCATCTGTTGAGTTGGCACCAGCATACCAAGATGCACCACCAGTGGCAGTTGAATTGCTGATAGAAAGATAATCCCTAACCACCGTGCCCGAAGACTTGGAAAGGGTGAAGGTGCCCGATCCACCCGTACGCGCTAGAGTGATCAAATTACCAACACTACCCGAAACAGTGAAAGTGGTGACCGTTGTCGTGACATTAGGGAAGGTGATGGTATGAGCTGCCGATCCAGTGTCTTTGAAGTCAATAAAAGTACTTGTTCCTGTTAGGGTGTTGGTGGCAGTACTAGCCCCACGAGCCCACCAGATATTCCCGAACGTAGAGCCACCAGCAAAGGTGTTATTAGTGTTACTTGAATCAGTAATCTTTATTGTGGATGTGCCTGGTGTGATCGTAAGCCCAGTGGTTGTAGCTGTTGTCCAGACGGTACCTGTTCCTTGCAACTCCCAAGTGCCATTACCCATAACAATGCTTCGAGTATTTGAATTTGAAGCTGAGACAGAACCACAGGTTACGTTGTGGTTGCTACCACTATCTGCGGCATCAATTGTTCCGTTGGTCAATGTTATAGCCCTGGCGGTTGCGCCTGCAAGATTTAAATCACTCTTGAGCGTCCAAGAGCCATTTACTCCATTGAAAGTCATTGGGATATTGTATTGCACACCGTTCATGGTGATATTTTTGGCAGAGGTCGCAGAAAAGGTGGTGGCATTCGAGTTTGTGGTCACGGACATACCCGTTCCAAGAGTGAAATTACCCATTACGGTCATTGATGCTGGGGTCCAAGTGCCGGTAAAACCAGTAAAGTTGACATCATTAAACTGAACCGTATGAGCCGTAGTTGTTACTGTGTCTGACCCGGCAGATACTTTGAAATCATACAATGGTTTTGCAACTCCGGGGAACGAAAACGTCCTCGTGCCCGTGCTCCCAGAATATGTAGCATTGATCACGCACGTACCTGAGTTAAGGGTAAAGTTAGTTGTAATGTCCATGTTCAATATAGTTGCGGCGTTACCAGTCAGAGTCCATATACCCGAACCCATATTGAGAGTTCTGGTACCTGAGCCAGTAGTACTAAATGATCCCATTGTCGGGCTGTTATTGTTGGTAGCAAAGTCAAGGGTTCCAGTAAAAGCACCCATAGTGACAGATACAACACTAAAGTTGGTATTAACAGTTACGGTGCCACCACCTGAACTACCATCGAAAGTCACCGTATCTGACGCTCCTGGCACTGTTTGGCCACCTGCACCTCCGGAGCTAGAAGCCCAGTGCGTTGTATCGGAAGCATCCCAGGCGCCCGTACCTCCGACCCAAAAGCGACTGGCCATCTTACTTCTCGATAACGATTAATGTACCGCTCGCTGCTTGCTCAACGAATGAGACTTGGGTGGTCCCCTGGGGTATAAAGTAATGCCGAACTGACCCTGCCTGAATATATTCATCAAAAGAAGCGGACGAAACAGTCGCGCCATACTTCATGTAGATTCCTTGGCTGAGGGCATTCACCTCAATAAAGGTGGTAGAAGCATTAAGTGTTACGGTAGTAGAACTAGAGATAGTTGTATCGACAGTAGTTGCCAAGGCCGTACGAGAAGGTACAAGAGGTACTGGCTCATGATTACCGTCTCTGGGCAATGGAGCGTTATTGTTGGCCATAATATCTCCTTATTAATATAAAAAGCCCTCGAGAGGGCTATCCTGATCTTATTCTACCAAATTATAAGGCGTGATACTAGCGGTATGCATTTTCTGCGGACCCCTTCTATACCGCTAGCATCGCACGCTTTTGTCTCTCACAAAGGGGTCTATATGTGAGAGACATGCCTAGTATATCACTGTTTTTCTAGAGCAATACCTCTTGTGCGCTACGAAATGTAAACGTCGGTGTTCCCGTTGTGTTCGCCGTGCGAATGCGGGCGTACTTACCTGCTGGGATCATACCATTCACTTGGGCTGTAGAAGTCTGATTTAAGGTTAAACCGACCACCAATGTTCCAGTATTGCCGTTCACTGTGCGACCAACTTCAACTACATTGGTAGCGAAACCACTATCATCGGCATATTCAAGAAAAACTGTGCCAACAGCTCCTCCAGATAGAGAAACACTCGTAGATATATCTACTGAATAGCTAACCTGAGCGTCTCTCGTGGCCGAAGGCTGGAAAACAGTATTGAGCGATCGAGAAGAATTAGAGAATGAACGGGGATTAATGCTTGGCTTGTTCTTAATGTAATCGAGGGCCGAACCGTTGCTTTGATTCCAATCTGGCTGATCATAGATAACACATGCCTCAAAATCATCGTTTGTAGCATTGACGCGTACCCACTGTTTTGCCCCAATTGTAATATTTCCTGTGATGTCCCCAGTTGTCATAGGGTCCTCTCTATTAGGACCCCTCTAGGATATATTTTAGTCTGTTTACTTTAAAAGACCAGCTGTTTTTAGGTCTTGTATAAGTGTGCCTAGGGTCTGCTTATCCTGGCTAGAGGTAGAGGTTGTAGGGTTGTAGGTACGATTAGGGGTGACATTGCTCGGTGTGTATGCTTGGACAGATTTGAGTGGTGGGTTGTAAAGTGGCATATTGATCCTCTGTTATGTTTCCTCTGTTACTCGAGCAGCACCATTAGCACTTGCCCATATACCGTCTATGATACCAGTATAGCCAGCTGGGACTTCATAGTAGGCTGATGCTGCCAACTGCACGGTGTAGGATGACGTAGAGGCTGTTGCCCCAAACTTCAAATAGAGTACCTGTGTCGAATCGTTAAATATCTGTGCGCCTTTACGAGAGGCATTAGAAGCCAGGACAGTCACAGTTGTTGCCGAGCTGTTGACATTGGTGAGAGTAGCTGTTGAGGATTTAGGAAAAGTTGGAACAGCGCTTTGGTCACTAGCGATTGTAACTGGAGCACTGTTGGCCATTATGGCCTGTCCATTTGGGTTATTGGGGAAGTACGTCATTATATTATGCTCCAGTTTGTACCATTACTATATACCGCTATGGCTGTATATGGCACTTTGATAGTTATGGTCGATGAACCGTCAATAGTCTGGCCACCAGTGGTAGCAATGACAATGTTGATTGAACTTGTCACAAGGCCGTTCTCATCTTTGATTATATACGAGCGTCCGGCTAACAACGTAGCATCTGGCAATGTGACAGTATGAGTGCTTGTCAGAGTGATATAAGCGACTATGTAATCGCCACGGCTCACTGTGTACCCCACATCGGATACGGTAGTACGTTTAAAGGCGATACCGGCTTTTAGACCTATCCAAGCATTGCTAGCGCTGTCAGAGCCCTGCACATAGAATGGAGCACCTGTGGTGACTGAAGCCAGGCTGCCATTCTGGAGCGGGCTGAGAGCGACTATGGAGCTCGTTGAGGCATCAATTCTTGTAGAAGTCAATTGACCAATAGGCGTCGAAGCTGCACCAGCGCTCATCCGATATACTGATTGGGCATTGGTACCAACAGCGGCCGTCTCACTATTGACTCCACCACCATTCGCGGCATGCACTATGAACTGGCCCGCCCCTTGAATGTTCAGTTGGACGTCAATGTTGGTATCTGGGCCGTTGACATCTAAAACCACCGGATTACCAGCTTCAACAGGTATATTTATCAACTCAAGACTGTTCCGTTGGTTTCTCATCCCCAAACTGTAGTTGGTACCAGAGACAAGACCAGAAGCCGTGCTTTGTATCTTCCAGATATCCCAATTGCAGAAAGGAATAGTGCGCGTGTCGTATATGGCGTTGCCATCCACCCATATATTGTTATTACTAAGATGGGTAGACAAAACGCCGGCGTTTGTCGTCGTATCACTTGATAGGATGGGGGTTGTCCCATCAGCAAAAAACTGGGTGCCAGGATCAAGGATAAGGTTGCCTGTTATGGACACGTTATCGGCATCAGAAACAGATATACCGGCCCGGGCAGCGTTGATGATAGTATTGCCACTAACCGCCAGTTGGCTAGCCCGTAGTATGCTGCTGTCTCCATAGATTTGTATGCCATCAATATCACTGTTCGAAGGGCGATTGTGATTTTGATCGATGTAGTTACCGCATATCGAACCTTTGCTTGGAGAGCCCTTAAGGCCAATGCCTGAATTTTTGGAGTTTATAACCACGTTACCGTTACACACAAGCTCCGTGGGGCCTAGCTCATTAGAAAAGCCAGACAGCCATATACCCCAAAATGTGGGGTTCTCCACTGTATTTCCCACACAAATAACTTTTTGGTTACCTCGACTGATTGAGAAACCATTGTCTTTACTATCAATAGAGTGATTACTCATAAAAATAACCTCTTCATTCCAACCAAATCCAGCATCAGCATTGTGGTTGAATTCACAAGCAAGTACGTTGAGCTTCCCACTTAAACCAAAGAGCCTAATAGGTAATGAGGTATTGTCCTTGATCGTAACATTATGCATAAAGAAGTTAGAGATGATTGGGGCACCGGGGCTATCAGGGTCATTACTACCAGTCAGATAGATAGAACAGGAGGTGCTAGAGCTAGCGTTGTTACCTATAAATGTGAGGTTCTCGACTCCGAAATTATCGAATGGCGAACCGTTATCATGAATCACAGGCCGAATACCAATCCCTGTATAGCTGCTTGCACTGCCATCATGTCTTAGTATGGTGGCCCCAAACTCACCCACGAGCGTCACGTTAGAGAGTGGCACAATCCCGTTCCCAGACACGACATAATTGCCAGCACGAAGGTATACGACTCCACCCGTAGGCAAGGCATTTGCAGCAACTATTGCCTGGTTGATCTCTACTTGATTGCCCGCAGCCGAAGCACACACAAAGTCAGCCGGAAGAGTGCTCCCGAAAGCCGCCACCGTGACACTAGCATTACCTACACCTGAACCTCCACCAGAAGAAACGAGATCGAGCTGTCCAGTAATGGGGTTAAAACGAAAACCCATACACTATACCTTTGTCACTGAGCTTATTTCTTCTTTGGTGGAATCGACATACACTACTGTCACTGTGGCCACAGTGACACCACCTGAACCCCCTAATTTGTAGGTATAAACCTCTGTAGTCGAGTTGGGATATGAACCACTAATATAATCGAAAGGCTCAGTTATGAGTGAGCCATCTATGGTAACATTGAGTGCATGATCAGTACTATAGACATATTCATTATCGCCAGTAATACTCGATATAGCACTGAGACCTTCACGCTGATTCGGGGATTGGGAGCCTCTTCCTGCCATGATAATATAAAAAGCCCCAGTTACAGGGCTATCCTAGGGTTAATTGTATCATGTGTGGAGCAAATTATAGTTCCTTACGATCGATTTTTCCTGCTCGCTGACTTTTGCTTCTCTAATACGAAGATTCTTGTCTAATTCGTTCAGCTTCGCAGACCACGTGGCGAGGTTCTCTCGTACTTTATCATCGTTGATGCGGTTTTCGACTATTTCTTGAGTCAAAGACTCTTTCCGCTGCTCCAAAATAGCTATATCTTTGTTAAATTGCTCTGTTTGGGTCTCGATATGGCTCTCTAAACGTTGAATTTCCTCTTTAATGGCCTTAAGCTGCAATTGGCAGTGCACCAATTTATCCTCAACTTGTTCTTGCTGGACATTCAGTTCAGCTATGTTAACGGATAGCTTCTCGTTAGTCGTTTTGAGCTCATCAACTCTCTCTTGTCTAACAGATATGTCGCTTTCAAGAGCACGATTGTCATCCATGAGAGTAGCATTGGTATGGGACAGGACCTTTTGCTCATGCTCAAGATCACTAATGGACTGATCAAGGGCAACTATCTCGGCAGTCTGCTCTTTCTTGAGGGCCTCGAATTGTTGACGCCCGCTCTCTATCTGCTTCCAAAGCGTGTCAAGTTGAGCCTTGGCTTCTACAGTAGCATCAACAAGCGCTTTCCTAGAAGTCTCGATTGTTACTCGAGTGTCCTCAGCTATTTGCTTTTTTTGGACGGCCCACTGGTCTTCGCTGTTCTTGACTTCCGCTTGAAGTATTAGCAACTTCTGTCGCTGCGCCTCCAGCTTCTTGTCTAAGTTCGGGGAAGGCTTCTTCATCTCGTGCCTCATTCGATCTGCTTATTGCTTCATCTATCTGATTTCGGGGAGTCTGTATAGACCTGTCCATAAGATCTTGTATTGGTCCTCTACTCTGGATAATGCGTTCTTCCACCTGTTTACGCAGCGTAGGATCGGCCATAAGACGTGAGTGCCCCTCTCGCTGCAATATTTCATTAACAAGTTGTCTAACCGCCACCTGAGCCTCACTGCCCTTTAAAATAATAGTTTTACCAGCTTCAATGATCGTATCCATAAATACATGTCTACGCCCCTTAAAGTCCTTGTTCCTCAAAGAGGCACCAAAAACCGATCCTAATTGTCCCTCATCTATAATTGTTCCTTCTTGGGTCTTTGCCGTGTAAGGCACATTTACCGGTATATCCTGTGCAACCCTAACTGCAAAGTCATCGGTTAAGGGGTTCAGAATGGTAACATACTCATACTCGCTCGCACCTTCGAGCAAAGGTTTAATATCTAGTTCTTGCTCTTGAGCTGCACCTGGGCCAACGATAGCCATTAGTTACTTTCCTCCTCGGGCTGGACCGTTATGGTATTTGGGTCAACCCTTTTATTTATTTCTTCCAATAATCTGTTTAAAACACGGAATTCACCCTGTAGTTGGGTAACTTCTATAAAACACTCCTCGGCGAGTTTTAGGTACTTTTGGCGTTCTGCTTCCTTCTCATCAAAAAGCTGCTGGGTAGCAGCTATACGAACCTCTAACTCTGTGATATCCATATGCGGAATGATAGCATATGTTGCAAATAAAACAAAAACCGCCTCAAGAGAGGCGGTCAATATTGTATAGACGAATTACCTATTTTTATGAAAGATGCTCTTAGACCTTGAATCGGCATCACTCTTTTCATTATCTACCGATGCAATATCCTTTTCAGGTTTTTGTGTAGGTTCAGTTTCGAGTTCTTCATAACCAACTTCTTTTTTCTTAGCCTCTAATTGATTCTTAGCGGTCTCCCATTCGGCATGCGCTTGGAGTACCCGCTTTTCGGCCTGAGCTACCTCTTCAAAATAAGCATTAATGTGTGTGTCAGACATATAATCTCCCTTATGTCGCCGCAAAGATGCCAGACTGAGTAGTGGCTATCCAGTTTGTCCCATCAGCCAGTAGCGTTATCGTGTCGCCAACTACCGCAGTAGCTTGGGTATTCGTCAGAGTCGTACCACTAATGGCGGTGCCAGTGGAGGAAGTTTTGGCCTTAATAGTACCGCCAGTAACTGTAAAGCCAGTGGTGACATCACGCACGTAGAAGGTATAGAATAATCCTGCAACATTGGTAGGTAATGTCCAAGATGGGCTTCCTGACGTGGAACGATTAATAAGTACCGCACCTGAGTCAGCAGCCGTAAGGACAACTGTGGCCCCTACTAGAGCACTTAACTGTATGTTGGACCGAACTTGACCCCCACTAAAGACTGGAGTAGCGGTGAAGGTAGCTACACCGGTGAAGGTCGACGTCCCACCTACACTCAAAGTAGCGGCGCTACCGGACAAAAGAACAGGTTTTTTAGTCTGGATACCTTTAAGTCGTACTTCTTCGCGATATTTTTCAATATATAGATGGGTCATGATAAAACCTACAAACCTTCAAGTGTTAGAACGAATGGTGAGTACTTGGTCGTAACAGTAAGCTCTGGAGCATAACCAACAGGAGGGACTATTGTAGCGTCTACTCGAATCTCTACAGAACCAGCAGTTGCATCAGATGGGATACCTTGAACATTCTTGGTAATAGCACCATCACTAAGGATTGAGGCCATACCTTGTATTTGATTCCAGAAGTAGTTACCAGAAGTGATGTTGATAACTGGAGCACCAGCGCAAGGGATGGCAACTACAGCGGTGTGCTGGATAACAGTCACCTCTTGATTCGGGTAAATACCCACAACACTGGTTGTATCAAGAGCGATATTGATTGCACCGCTAACCGTAACAATGGTGGTATTACTGTTACCAGCGGTCGCGGCTGTGTTACCGGTAATGTAATAGGCACCTTGACCTTTACCTGTGCCATCAGTGACTACTAGCCAAAAGCCGATAAAAGCGTCAGCAGAGGCGGTTGTACCAAGAGGAACCGTCACTTGATTGGCATACTGTGCAACTGCCGTTGTAAGCGTACGAGTGGCATAGTTAGCGGTCACGGCAACTGGTTCAGTAATCTGACCAGCTGTTAATGCTCCTCCAGCTTTAGCAAGTGCGAACATCTTGCCGCTTGGTGTAGTGGCCACCTGACCAATACGTTCAGCGGGTGCTACGGACTGTTGCTGATAGATATCTTGGTCGGTGATTTGAATTGATGCGGATAAACCCATAGTATATTCTCCTCGTTCCTTTCTATTATTTAAGTGGTGGTGATTCCCGTAATTTTGAAGTTACGATTGGGATTCTCGCAGTAAAATTGACCGTACATTACGAAGATACCAACCTCGGCCAATTGGTTAACTGGCATCAAAGGCTCACGGAACTGGAAGGCAGATACTTTGTAAGATTCATATGCACCGGCGGTTACATCTTCAGCGGTGGCGATCATGTCCAGACCCATCATCTTCAGGCTCTTAAAGTAGAACCAATTCTCGTTGAGACCGAACATCTGCCCAGCAGTACATTTCTGGTCGCGCACAAGTGGTTTACCACGGAAGCTAACACTTGTGGCACCAGCCTTGAGCCAAAGAGCGTCGCTCTGACTAACACTCTGTTTAACGGCCGTAGAACCATCAACAAATGATCCGCCTTGTGCTTCATAGCGAGCTGTTACGGTAGGGCTCAAAAGGCTCTCATATAGGCTCCAGACGGTCTGAGTAGCCATGATGACATTTGGTGTCTCTGATTCATTACCAGAAATAGTAGCACCATCATCAGCGGAAGCCATAAGATCCAGATCAAGTACACCACCAGATGCGGCACTGACAAAACCATTGATCGATGGATAGGTCGTACGACTCAAACCAGCGTAAGTAGAAGTGGTAGTACCATCATCGACAATCACACCAAGACCATCAAAGTCATTACCGTTACCAAAACCGTAGAAGATTTGACCCAAGGCGGTAATCATCGAGTTCTGAGCGTACTGGTAGGAAGACTTGTAAAGGTCAACGACACCGCTCGGCGTGGCATTAATCGAACGTTCAACAACCGACACGCCAACTGGCTGAGCATAACCAGTAGGGAACCAAGTCATTTGTGCCGTATTGTAGTCAATTGCGGTATCAAAGGTCTCAGTCCCCTTGAAGCTCGTGCCAAGCTGTGAGTTATTGGTGAAGATCGGCGAACTATAGCTTCGACCATTCCATCGTTCAGGGCGAGACACAACGCGCTTCATGATCTCGCTCGATTTGTTGATCGTGTCTACTACAGAAGCATTGTAGTCCTGTAAGGTGATGTTGTTTACCCTGTCGTTTTGTGCAGTGGCTGACATAAATTCTCCTTAGTTTCTAAAAACAAAAAGCCCCGCTCTCGCAGGGCTATCCTGTTGACAGAATAAACTATGTCATATCACATTGCAAGTATATTTTTAGTCATCCCAAACGGCAGCACCGCGTTTAAACACGTTGGGATTACCAACGGCGATACCCTTAGGTACATAACTACCCTGTTGCGCGGGAGATACGCCAGCCACACGAGCACTTGCAGTCTTGCGAGCTTCGCCAGCGGCCTTCTTAGCCTCTTCGGCCTCTTTCGCCTTCTCTTGTTCGCCTTCATCTTCTTTCCAAGCGTAATAGGCATCCACAACTGAGGTAAGAGGCTTTATATTAGCTTTAGTTCGTACATTATTTTCCTTAATCATATAGTTAAGGAGGGCCATTTGCTCTTTAACCCCGGGTTGTTTAGCAACTTCAGGATCAGACCAATCGGCATCCAGATATTCCTTAGCAACTGGCGGTAATTTACCTTTATCAACTAAATACTGGAACTCGGCAACATAGTTATCAACCGTTTTTCGCCTATCTGTTTCAGTTTTGAGCTGTTCAGTAAATGTTTTGTGCTGTGATTCCCACTTCTCATAATCCCTGTCAAGATTACGTTGCATCTTGTTCTGCTTGTTGATGAAGTCCATGAGTTGCTTGGGGGTTTCGAAGTTATCAGGATCATCTGCCAACTTTTCTGCTTCTTCGGGTGTTGTAACTTTGACCGTCTTGCCATCTTTAAGTGTCACCTCAAAAGAGTAATCAGCAGGTTTATAATCTCCAGGATCTTCAACGGTCAGGGCTGGTGCGGGTTCTGAGTATTGTTCGACTTCCTTAGGCGAGTTATCCTCTTCTTCATCTTCTTCGTTTGAATCACCACCTCCTCCAGTATTGTTCCCAGTAGAATCTTTGCTTCCCTTCGCAGATTCACTCTTGTTCTCCCGTTTGTAAGGAATTGTCAGGTCTTCCTCTTTAAAATCACCTTGCCATTTAGCTTCTTGGGCTTCATTAGCTGCCTTGATTTGCTCCTCTGTGGGTGCTGGTTTATCTTCAGCCATTAGTACTCCTTTGTCAGTATGATCTGTTTATTATACCACAACCCTATTTAACTGGCGGAGCTTGAGGAGCAGGTGCGGATGTACTCTGGGGATTTGCTGGACCAGGGACATTTGGTGGCTGTGCATCAGGTTGGACCCCAGCCATTTGAGCACTCTGGTTAGGATCAAGTTGTCCTTGAATGCGTATACTAGTCTTCGGGATGGGCATCGGCATTGGGTCATTAACAATGCCAGCTTGATCCATAAGTGACTCAGAGATGTTAAGTGACTGCATCATAGTGTGTTGGATTGCAGCCAAGAACATTGTGACACGCTGTGCAGCCTGTGGATCTGTACCTTGCAGTTTCTGGAAACGGTTACTAGCTAGAACCTTATTGTAGTAGTTGAAGTAATTCTCATCGTAGTTGTCACGTTCTTCCGGAGTCTTGTTCATGATGAGTAATTGAATATCGGACTCAGCCTCAGCATTAATCTGACCCACTTCCACGGATTTCAAGAAGTTGATTGGGTCAATAACACTCTTGAGGTAACGCTCGGCCCGAACATCAGGATTAGGCAAGCCGAGATCTTCCATGAGAGTTTTGTAATCGATCTTATTCTGATTTGCCAAGTCCATAGCGGTCTGGCGGATGCTTGCTTTATCAAGAGGCAATGTACTATCAACCTGCACGCCCACCTTAACATTCGTGTCAATCCTATCACCATTAATCAAGATAAACTCGTACTTACCATCTCCACCCTTAGTCTGGAACCAATAGTCATCGGTATAATTCACGCGCCAAAGCTGGAGCTTAATCTCATAGTAATGACTCATGGCAACCGATACCGCACGCACAAGATCATCTTGTAAAGCGCCAGCTTGTTGCTTAAGAAGAAGATCGCGGCCAAGGGTGTCATGAGTTGTCGGATCAGAACCCTTAAATTGGGAGGGGGTACCCATTAGCCCGTCGATCTCATTACGGTAGTCAAATACGGTATTCTCTACCCACTGACCCAATTGGTTGGGGGCCACATTCATAAGAGCGCCAGTCACATCCTCACGATCCACACCCCCAAGCGTCCGCGCACCCTTATTGATGAGTCCTCGTGCATCTTCTTGACTAAAAGCCTTCTTGGAATATACCCAACGGCCGTTTACATAATCAGCGTTCTCGCCAATCTGTCGCAAACGCTTGTTAAGCATACGCTGTAGTGGTAACGCCTGCTCAATCAAACAGGTTTCATCAATAGCTGAATGCCCAGTATTAATATGGTTAAAGATTACGAATGGCTTTGGAGGTATAAGAGTAACATTTGCCTCCATTTCCTTCTTCCGCGTCTTGAGATAGATCCAATTGGGATTCGGCATCTTATCAAGGATCAAATGTTTCTCGTATATGAACCAACAAACACCTTCTTTGGGCTTTAGATCATCGCCGGTGTAAGTGAACCAGCATTCAAAGTACTCGATCATCTTAGAGACTTGCGTATATACACCACGACGTACTGAGAAAGCATCTTTAATCTGTGCCTCTTTATCGGGGAAGCGGGCACAAAGTTCACCGACAGAGCAGCGTAGCCGATGATAGATCTTCTCTGGATTTTTCATGTAAGCCGAGTAACGCCCCAGTATAATGTCCTCAGGATTACATACCTCACTAATCACCTTGCCAAAGGCACTAATATTTGGATCATAGCGAAGCTTAATATAGGCTCGTTTACGGCTAATAAGATTCAGCACTGCAGCACGCACTTGCAAATCTACATGATCATCAGCTGAATCTTGGTATAAAGCCGATCCAATGTCACGAGCACCTTTAAGGTATATCTCGTCTCCACGACTGGGTGTGATATCCGGTTTAGCCAATTGGCCGGTCGCATAGCTTAGGATTGCACGCGTTGAACTATACAAGCGATTATCCTGATACCTTGTCTCGCCTGCCAAATACTCTCTATCATTAATCTGGTCCCCCAATAAAAATGCCGTGTTGACCACATCAGTCTCCTGAAGATTCCAGGGCTTCCTGTTCCAGTGATCACGATCTGTCTCGAGCGAGGTAATAAGCATCTTGTCCAAATCATCATCGGACATGCTGAGGCTAAGCTCTTCAAAGTCTTTGGCATCTGTATGCAATTCGGTAAAAGATTCTTCTAAAACGTTCTGCTTCTGGCTATATGGATTGGTGGGGTTCATGAAATCCGTATCTGTTACGTAGGTTTTAGGACAATAAAAAGCCCTATGTAGGGCTTTCCTTAGCTAGATTATAGCATTCTTACTGAACGTGAAAAAAATAAGTGTAGGGGCACGCTAGGCCATTTGATTGTGTACCTTTGCAATGACGCCCAATGCCAGTATTATTTAGATTCTGAGGGTCATAAAAGTCATCCATACCTATGACATCGAGATTCTGTATCTCCACAATATTTGCTTTACAGCTACTATTTACGCAGCTAAACGTCCAATACTTGGGGCGGTCACTTCGAATGAGTGTTACAAGGCAACGATATCGTTTATCTGGAACAGCCTCAACCGTTCTAACCTCGAGGCGAATCTGGCGCTTAAGAAGTATGTGACGCTGAAGCTCATTCATCACTGCATTTCGTCATAAGTATCCTTTAGTATACCACCAAAATCCACACTAAGCTTGTTGCCATCAGTTGATACATTCGTCATCTTAGGCCCAGGACCTTGCTCAGGCTCCAGGAGCGTACCACCGCCTCCCAGAAGCTGCGTAAGGCCTATACGGGCATATACTTCGGCAAAGGGATAATCAGACTGCCGGTCTTCCACCTTGATCCAGATACTACGCACCTTACCGTCTTCTTTCTCTTCAGTCGTTCGATACAAATTCTTCCAGTGGGTGATGATGTCCTCCAGCTGGTAAGGCCGCTCACGGTATAGCATGCGAGCTTGAGTGATCTCATTAGCTCTGGTATCTAAGATACGGGTGCGGTCGGCATATACAATCTGTTCCTGGTTCTTCCACTGAATGGGCGAGAGGCTATCCAATACCTTGAAGTAACACAGATACCAGTCGCTATACTTATTGGCCATCTGTTTGGGCATAGTCGGATAGGGGTTAGGGTCACACACCACTACTGCATTGTACATAAGCTTAAGGTGCTCTATCTTGTCCCAGCTATCAACATATCCATGGTCGAAGATACCGTCTGGGGTCATGCACACATAGTACTGGCCGCTGGCATCCTGGTCCACACCAATAGCTACTTGTGTGCGCTGAATGTTGCTTGGAGCACAAGCCCGTAGAATGGCCTCACGACTGACATCCATGTCCTTAGGTGTATACGCTTTCCCAAGCACAAAGTTATGGAAGAACTCAACATTGCTCTCCTCGTACTGTTCAATGATGCGGCGCGCACTAACCCAAGGGGCCATCATCTGGGAGAACCAATAGCCATGCCTCGTACGGCTCGGGTACTTGGCTATCCATCTTCCCATACGACGATCATTGTCCGTGATCTCTTTGTCACACTTGCCACAAGCGTAAATCTTGCGCTCTCTGTCTACGTAATGGCTCTGGTCATCCTTCGTCCAGTCCATATACCACTCATGGCCACAGTGTGAACACTTCACGAACCAGTGCAGCTGGTTAGAATCATTGTAAAGTCCATCTACACCAAAGCCTATCTGGCTCGGGTTAGAGAAACGCCAACGCTTGGGATGCTTAGAAGCCTGCAAACGACTGTCAAAGGTATTGACCACAGTCATCTCGGGCATACGGTCATACTCATCAATCACCAGAATGTCACCGGAGATATTAATGGCTTGCCGATCGTTAAAGCCCCCACGGAAGTACAGGAAGCGATCACCGACTTTCTTAAGCGACTTAGAATCATCACTGACAATACTGTGTATCGAAGGGTTAGAACTAATCAAGGGGTTCACCTTAGGCACTACAAAGCCATCTACCACGTCTTTAGTGGGTAAAACGTATATGATGTTGTCTTTCATGAACTTAGCGCGGTGTAGGCTCTTTATGATGGCTGCAACGCTAAAACCCACCTGAGCTGACTTCTTGCTTACGATATCGTCTGAATCATCGGCATAGAAGTCGATCATAAAACGGTGGTTGTCAAACTCAATGGCCTCTTGGTTTTCGTTGACCATTTTGTTGAATACAATCCAGGCGAGAGGACTGGATTGTATCAGGGTTTGGATTTCTTGGGGGGTCATTTACACTTCAAATTAGTGGTAGAGAGCAAACGGAGGTGCGTCTGTATTTTGCGCCACCCCGCGTTATGGTCGCGAGGGTAGGGTCTTCGCCTACATTGTGTGCTATTCCCGGATATTCACACACGCCTCCCCGTTTTACGCTCTACGTCGTCAATTATACCCTATCCACCGATAAAGAGCGTCATTTCTCCCCCTTCGCCCATAAGCGGCCTGCGTCAATACATTCTTGGGTGGTTTTAGTGTTAAAACCCATTCGAGAAAACGCCCGTTGCAGAGCAAATTCTCTTGCGACGTAAGGACGTACTTTAGGTTTTTCTAAAGCTAAAATTTTATTCTCGATCTTTGCTAATTCCAAATCCGCATCAAGATATGCAATCTCAAGCTCCTGCTGCCTACGCTGAGCGCGTTTTATATCAAAGTAACCGCCGATGATGTTAAACATTCTCCTCCTCCAGCGCCTTCCTCAACAAATACTCCACCTGTCGAGGCACTGTACGCTTCTCCCTATTTGCAAGGATACGCACCCTCTGAATAAGCTCAGAGGGTATACGCACCATTGTTTGATCTTTTTCTTTGTCCATGACAATCCTAATAAACCCCTGACCCTGACCATGACCATGACCGTGACCCTGACCCTGACCGTGACCCTGACCATGACCATGACCCTGACCATGACCATGACCGTGACCCTGACCCTGACCCTGACCCTGACCATGACCATGACCATGACCGTGACCATGACCGTGACCCTGACCCTGACCGTGACCCTGACCGTGACCATGACCGTGACCCTGACCGTGACCCTGACCAAATGACGGTCGGACTACCTAGTAGAGCTGCTTGCATATCGGCCTACTTTCACACATGTTTAATAAACCCCTGACCCTGACCATGACCATGACCGTGACCCTGACCCTGACCGTGACCCTGACCCTGACCCTGACCCTGACCCTGACCATGACCATGACCGTGACCATGACCGTGACCGTGACCCTGACCCTGACCGTG